AAGGATGTTCCACAAATTGATGCTGACGCAATGATTTCATCACAAAAAATTCAGGTTCTTGGGATAGTGGTATAATCAATGGCAATCTCATCTCAAAAATTACTCCCTGGTTCATCTGTTGGTGGAACAATTAAACCAATAAAAACCAGTTCATTATCCAGAATCAATCCAATTTCTGGCACTGAAACTGCTGGTGCAAAAACATCGGGCAAAAAGACAGTCGTAATAAAAACAAAAGTTATAGAGATTGATAAACTTTTAAAAGGTTCTGTTGTAACTGAAAAGAAAAAGATTGAGAAAGAAAGAAAAGAAAAACAAAAAGCAGAAAGGGGAGAAAAAGAAGGTAAACTAGAATCAAAACCTAGTAAAGAAGAAAAAAAAGAAGGTGGACTTAAAGTACCTAAATTAAGTTTCTTTGATAGGATGAAGAACTTCATCAAGAATATTATTCTTGGGTTTATTATTGTTAGACTTATAGAGTTTACACCTATCCTAAAGAAAATATTACCTCTCATTGGAACTGTTGCTGATTTTGTAAGTAATGTTGTTGTAGGTATTGTTGATGGATTAGGTACTTTCTTAAACTGGGGATTTTCTGCATGGGAAAGTAGTGAGAAAAAACTAAAAGAATGGGGTGGTGATGAAGCAGTAACAAGATTTAATGCACTTGGTGATGCCTTAGGAAACCTGTTCAATGCCATACTTATTGTTGGCATGACCACGGCAAGAATAAATGGTGGAAAAAAACCTGGAAGGAAACCTGGAACAAAACCTGGTGGAAAACCTGGGGTGAAACCAAGAACTGGTATGAGTCCGACAGGTCCACGAGGTGCATCAAGAGCCATTCAATTGAAGCATGGACCTGAAGCAAGACAAATTTATGATAATGCAAGAGCGAATGGTAAGAGTGTTCCTCAAGCAAAGGCAGCAGTTAATAGATCACTGAGAAGTGGAAAGATTGTCTCTAAACCACAGACAGGAAGCCTGAGAGGTAATGTTGGCACACCTAAGGGTGCTGTAATGAAGGGAGGACTCTCTAAAGCACCTGGAAGATTAGGTGTCAAACTCTTTGGTAAAGCAGGTGTCAAGATGGCAAAGAGTGTCTTTGGTAAGATCCCTATCTTAGGCCCTATCGTTGTTGCTGTTGCTTCTTTACTTGCTGGTGAACCAATAGGTCAGGCAGTATTTAAAGGTTTGGGTGCCGCTGTTGGTGGATTACTTGGAACATTCATTCCTATTCCTGTAATCGGAACTCTACTTGGTGAGACTCTTGGAGTCTTTGTTGGTGATCTCCTTTACTCACTCATTCTTGGTGGAGGTCCTAACGAGGCACTTAAAAAATTACAAGATGCAATCAAGACTGCCATGGATGTTGGTGGTCTTATTGTAAACTTCTTCAAGGAAGGATTTGGTAGATTCTTTAATAATTTCCCAACAGTTGATGTTTCTGATGCTGGATGGGGAGCACTTCAAATAGCAATGGCAAAAGTATTCCCATTCCTTGATAAGGATGGGGATGGAAGAGTTGGCAAGATGCCAGATCTCAGCATATTATTTGATCCACTTAAAATAATTACTAAATTAATACCTCATTCTGCAGCATCATTCTTACCTGCTATTTTTGGCAAAGATGGAACTGCATTTGGAGATACTAAAGCACCAAATAATGATGCTTCACAAGATAAACCATCTCCCCCAAAAACTCCATCTAGTGGAAGTCCACGACAAATGTCCTCTCAAGGAAAGGCAGGGATGGATATTAATGATAAAGGAAGTGCCATCTATCTGCACTGGACTGCTGGAAATTACAATAGTATTGGTGGACCTTATCATACAGTCTTCACTGGTGATGGCACGATGCACCGTAAAACTAAGTATGGATCAAGCACTGGTGGACACACTTATAATAGAAATGGTGGTGGTTCTATTGGTCTATCTCTTGCTGCTAACCCAGATACGGGGCAGTGGCCAACAGAGGAACAAAGAGTTGCAATGGCAAAAGAAGGAGCAAGGATTGCAACAAAATGGGGTTGGACTAAAAATGATATCACTACGAAAAAAGTCATGACTCATGGTGAGGCAGGATCAAACGTTGATGGATATAATGCACACACAAACTATGGTCCCTTTGGAAGAGGACGTACTGATACTGATTCTAAAAAAGATGCATCATCAGTTGGTAAATTGGCAGGTGTTGAGCGTTGGGACTTAGACAAACTTAATAGTCATAGTGATGTGTATGGTAGTGGTGGTGATGAGATGCGTAATAGGATTAAAGGATTTATGAGAATGGGTGGACCTACAAAAGGAAGAGGTCTCTATGAAATGGGTGAAGAAGGAAAAGAATATGTCATTGATGCAGATTCCACCAGAGCATTGCAAGGAACTTTCCCTGGATTGCTGAAAGCACTCAATAAGGCAGAAGGAAAAGATGCTTCAAAGGTTCTTAGTCAATACGCATCATATGATATGGCAGAGGTCATTCCTATTCCTATTTCACAACCTGTTCCAGTTCCAATGCCAATGGGTAAAAGTAAGCAGTCATTTAATCAACCAAGTTTAGTTGCTTCTGGTGGAGGATCTTTCCAAGATGTGCTTTACAAAGGTGGTTAAATAGAAATACGAGGTAATACATATGGCAGAATCACAGAAAGTCACTACTGCTCAAGCAACTCCAACATCAGTAGAAACGATAGATATTTTTTCAACCAAAACTCAAGGGAAAACTGTATCTATTTTGAATGGTTTGATTGAGTTTAGGTATTATGAAAGTATCTTACAAGATTCTGTGATGGCAACTGTTATGTTTAGTGATTCTGGTAATACTATTGCTGATGATAAAACTGGTAAGGTAAAGAGTGCCCTTGAAGGTCTTCCAATTGTAGGATCAGAGAGAGTAAAGTTTAAAATGAAAGATAATAATGAAAATAAAATTGAGTATACTTTCCGGATAAACAATGTCAATCCAATATCAGATGAGACCACAAAGTCTGTTGTCGCATTAAAGTTAGTATCTGAGGAGTGTGAACTTAATGAGGAAGTTAGAATTAACAAAAGATTTGACGGTAAACCATCTGAAGCTGTTAAAGAAATACTAACAAATTTTTTAAAAACTGAAAAAGATATAACTGATATTGAAGAGTCAACTGTGTGTGGATCAATACCTGCACAAAAGAAACCATTTTATGCTATGAATTGGTTATCTACACGATGTGCGCCTGTAGATAAAAAACCAGGAACAACAGCAGGATTTTTCTTTTACGAAACCTCTGAGGGATATCATTTTAAATCAATTGATTCTTTATTAGGTCAAGAAAAGAAAAAATCTATTATCTACAATGATACACCTGACAATAGAGGTCAAAATATTCCAGAAGGATATGATGTAAAAGCATTATCATACTCCAAAGATAACCGAGTAGATGTCCAGAAAAAATTAGAGATGGGATTTCAATCGACTAGATTGATTTCTTTTAATGTGCGAGATTGTGATTATCAAGTAACAAATCCAAAGGCGGTTGGTGATGGTGGAACAGAAGAATCTTTGACAAAGGCAGGAAAAGAATTGCCTAAAATGAGTGATGAGATTAGTTCTGGTAAATTAAAATTCTCAAGAACAACATATTGTATTCTGGATACTGGAACCTTACCTGCAGGTAGTACCCAACAGCAAATCGAAAAGTCAAGGGATGAAAACTTTAAGGTAGGTGAAATTAAAAATCAGGCAATTATGCGCTATAATCAACTGTATGCTTCTAAAGTTGAAGTCACTATAGCAGGAGATTTTTCACTACATGCAGGAGATGCGGTCTATTTTGATGCACCATCATCTCAAAAGGATACAAAGAATGATGATGTTGACCGTCAAGTTGGCGGACTATATATTATATCAGCATTATGTCATTTAGTTAACTCTCAAGGGACTTATACTAAATTGAATTTGGTAAGAGATTCTTTTGGTAGAGCAGGGAGGGAACCTCAAACTGGTAAACCAGTCACTGAAACAAAAATTCCTGGTACACAACCTTCATATCAAAGAAGTGTATCAACTGCAGCATACGATACTACAACTACTTTCTAAAAAATTATGGAAAAAAATATCGAGACCCATATCGAAAAGGATAAGCAAATTCTTGAAGATCCAACTATTTCTCCACAAATGCGGCGTCATACTGCAGATGAGTTGGAGCACTTAGAGCGTTATGCAAAGGAGCATGCTAAAGATATTGAGGCAGGAGATCATCATGACCCCTCAGCATTAGAAATGTATTGTGATGAGAATCCTGAAACAGACGAATGTAGGATTTACGAAGATTAATGGCAGAAACAGGAGCACTATTTGATCCCGGTTTTCTAGGAGGAACCTTTAACTGGTGGATCGGTCAGGTTACCGACGATTCCGAGTGGAGAAATAATTCACTGTCTGGAAAATTTGAAGATCAGAATAGTATTCCCGGATGGGGACGAAGATATAAAGTTCGTATCATGGGTCTCCATGATAAAGAAGAGGAATCTATTCCATCAGATCAGTTGCCTTGGGCAACTGTTATGTACCCAATCACTGCTGGTGGTGGACAAGCAAACGCAAGCACAACTCCTGCAATTCGACAGGGTAATTTTGTATTTGGATTCTTCATGGATGGTACGGACCAACAGGTTCCTATCATTATGGGTATTCTGGGCAACAATGCTCAGACTTTAATGGCAACAAAAATTGGTAAGAGTGCATCCAATTTTGCTGCTACCAGTGGATATGCGGAGGGTAAAAATCCTCCAGCAGGAAGTGCAAAACCAACAGCTCCTGATGAAGGTTTGGTTACAAAGAAACCATCAAATTCTACATTATCACAAGCAATTGCACCACCTCCACCTGGAACTAAACTTAATAAGTTTGGACTGAGACCAGATCAACCTCTCAGTGCAATTCCGGATGGTTTACAAGTCGCAAACGCTGCTAGAGAGCAAGCAAGAAGCGAAGGTAAGTCAGTTCAGGAAGTAGAAGATGCCGCAATGCAAGCGGTAGCAGATCATGTTAAAAAATTAAGAACACAACAAGAATCTCCATCAACACCAAGTCAAGGTAATCCAACAAAGGAAAACCCTGATGCGATGCATCAACTCTCTGCTGCTGATGTAAAACGTGAGACTAAAATTAGGGAATGTAATGTTATAATGAAACCTGATCCCGATCAGTTTATTCAGTCAGCAATATCATCAATTCAAACAATTATTACTAAATTGACAGAGAGATTAAATTCATATCTTGCTGCGATATCAAGTTATATTGATGCAGTATCAAGCACAATTTCAAATATACAGAAATTAATCGCTGATGCTGCATGTGAAATTGCAAAGTATATGAAGATCATCTTTGATAAGATTATGGAGTATGTTATAAAGCAACTGAATAAGGCAATGACTGCTGCGGTAGCAGCATTACCTACACATATGCGAGCAATGTTTGCAGACTTAAAGGAGAAAATTGTAGAATTAATTTTATGTTTGTATGGAAAATTAACAGAAAATGTTTGTGGTCAAATTGAGGGTCTTCTATCCGATGCCTTAGATATGGATAATGCTGAAGCAAAGGCAAGAAGGAATTATGAAAACAATGATACTGATGATTTAAAAAGAAGACCAATAGTGCCAACATGTTATGCTGAGGATGTCATTTCAAGTATTTTATATTCAAATCAAACCCAAATTGATGATGCCAACAAAAATATTTTAGATAATGTAAATGAATTTGTTAAAGATATTCAAAGTGAACTTGCAGGTGTGAGTGGATCAATATCTGATATCTTAAACCAAATCACAGAAGTTTCGGGAAGCATTAGTTCTGCATTATCATTTACGAATATTAGACTTAACATTTTTGGTTGTGAACTTAAACCAAACGTAGCAGTATCTGACAAGTATTGTATGGCACACGGTGGATCTGCACAACCAGACACTAATTTCCCAAGTCTCAAATCCATTGAGGATTCTGTATCTAATGGAATTGATAAAGTTCTTCCCCCACCACCAGAGGCATTTGCACCACCTCCAGCAGGAACTGCTGCTATTAACCTTTTAACGGGTAACTAAATATCTTTACGACAAATAATAGGTAGTTAATAAATAAACATGTCGTTTTTTAACCTCTTCGGACCAGCAGATAAATGTGATATTAAGGTTGGATATATTTCAACCACAAGAGGTTACGTGGATAATGTCAGTAGACATGATGCCAATAAGTATGCAAAGTTAAATCCAGGAACTCAATTTGTCCTCAGAAGAAGAGACAAAATTCAGTTCATGAATATTAATGGAGTTAATAATCTAGAACCAAAAGACCTTTTACCAGAAAATTCTGCTGGAGGAGATAGAGGATGTTCTGGTGTTACTGGACTTGATATTTACGATGATGAAGGTGGAATAAGATCAGATGCTTTTAATGAAGTAGATCCTTATGTTGTTTTCTCTGGTGGTAATGGGATTGGAGCAAAGGCCAATCCCATATTTGGAATTGATGGTAGTCTTCTTGCAGTAGATTTGGTTGATGGTGGATGGGGATATGCAT